TTAATCAGCAATCATTTTTGCTCTTGTGTTCTTCCCACACTTGCCATCTACCTTAATTTTTACAGATTGCTGATATGCACAGATGGCAGCATCCGTAATGGTACCTGCATCACCGTCGATAGCAACCGCTTTGTATTTCTTACCATTATACACGAATTCTCTATCAAATCCAGCTTCTCTCAGTTCCCACTGCACCCATTTGACATCTTCGCCTTTGCAGCCCTTTTTGATGGTACGTGTCGGCTGCTTGTATGGATTCTTACCTTTCCATGTGGCTTCTCCGGCAAGATTCTCTTTATAGAGATAATCGATCCAGTTGAAGGTCAGACCATATACCCATTTGGTTGCGGACACCTTGGTTTTGACACAGCCATAATCAATGCCTTTTTCCTCAACGCACATTGGTACACCATTCTCAATACCAATATACACACCAACATGTCCCTGTTTCCAAAGAACTGTACCAACGGCAAAATCTTTAATTTTTGCGATAGGAAGTCTTGTATACGCCTGCGCGTAAAGCTGAGAACTACCGAGCACATGATTAGTATACCACGAAATCAGCCCTGAGCAATCGCAGCATACCTTTCCGATCAGCTTCTTTTGTCTGATCTTTGTCTGATAACTATAAGTAAACACAGCTTTGTAGGCATTTTTGATGTACTCATAAAAAGCCTGTGTCAACACTCCGTTTGCGCCCTTTGCTCCATATACATAAGGTGTACCAAGTTTTGATTTTACGAAATCCGCAAGTCCCTGTCCTGTTAATTTTCCCGTGTATCTTCTTCTCCTTTTTGATCAATCTTATTTTTCAACACCGCGATATACTTTGCGATCCACGCCGGTACCGGAGCACCCATGCGCCCCACATTCTCAATAATAGATAGACATTCGTTTAGAATGTACCAGCAGGCAGACAGTAATGTGAATATCGCGACATTTGGCACATCATATCCAAGATATACCCCTGCGGTATTGACCAGGCAGTCGATCAGCATACACATTGCCACAACAAATATGTACCCAAATTTTTTGTAGATTCCAAGCATTCCTTTTTTGCTTGACCATCCATAATTAAGATCTCCCGGATGATCCAAAGCTTCTTTCGCGGATGCCAGGTAACCTGTCACATAATCAATGATCATGCATGCCACAAAGATCATAAGTACCGGGAAGAGGATCCCCATCTTTGCCATGATCCATGCAAAAAAACCTGTAATAAGCGACTGAATTGTTACAACTACTTCTCTCTGCGTGATTTTCTCCTTCCTATGCTTCCATCAAGCCGTCTACATATGTCTCGAATTCTTCATAATCAGCATCACAGGCTGCCTTATTCGCTTTGTAGACTTCTTTGTTCTGGATATACTTGTTGACACTCATAGATCCGTCCTCATTGATGGATGCATTCATGGTCATTGCCACTGTCTCAACTCCATCCACTGTAACTGTACTTCTGCCATTTGCACTGATTGTCTTTGTTTTTACTAACGTGCTCTTGTCCTCTCTTTCTTTTTTGATATTTATTTATGCCTGCAGCTTGGCAACTTCAAACTGCAGGTTATAAATCATTTGCTGCTGCATTTTTATCATCTGATGCAGTTCCTGTATTGCTTTTACCTCATAACCCTGCAGATAAAAGGTATCTACAGATTTTATATTGATAGAGCCATCTTCATTATAACCACCTCCACCATCAGACAAATAAGGATCAACCATTTCAATTTCATCGGCAATAAATCCTATATTTTGGTGCCGATTATTTTTGTATCCAACCCAGTCAAAGGATCTAAGTCTTATCTTATCAATAATTGGGAGCGCACTCACATTACAGTCCGAAATGTTACATTTCAACCGCTGATCTGACATACCATCGACAACCTTATGCGTTCCGTATGTGGTAGCCTTACCGCTCTGGCATTTGACAACTAGTGCACCAGATGCATTGACACCGAAATTGGAGACTCTTTGTTTATCTGTGCTCACAGTACCAATACCATATCTACCACCACTACCATCCAGTGTTTTAAAAGATACAAATCCGCCTGCTGCAAAACCACCAGTTATATTGATGTTTCCACTTGCCTGTATATGCTGCGTACCTAATATTGTACCATTGTAAGTTATGCTACCTTTTCCATTTGCATCATAAATTACCCAGCGTTTATTTGTCCTATCGTACTGTATCAAGCTATTACCACTGTAAAGGCTATCATGCGTATGATTTGACTTTGCATACCCACTGATTCCACCATTTGGATAGAGTATGCCATTTATTGTTACATTTCCAATAAGTGTACTTCCGCCACTCACAGTTAATGAGCCTGCACTTAGTGCTGCTGCCGTAGCCAATCCACCATTGAATGTTGCACTGCCTTCTGTAAAAATTGACATTACATCCAGATATGGTGCTTCCGACATTATCGTAATTTTCAATGCATCAAAATAATGTTCTTTGCCATCATAAGCTCCCGTCGTATCATTGAAGTACATCTTAAGCGCATTCTTTACTTTGATATCTCCAAATACACTCAGTCCGCCAGCGGATGTATAAGTAATACCGCCATTACCAATACTCATAGTGCCTTTATTTGTCAGATTGCCGGCTGTATCTACAACAAAATTACCGGAACCGATATTCAGACTTCCACTGGTAATAGCACCAAGATTCGCTGATATTGCTGATAATGAAGCAACAGATAATTTATCCGCGGTTACTGCATTTGCTGCTATTTTATTTGCTGTAATCGCATTGGCAGCTATCTTGTCGGCTGTGATCGCACTGGCAACAATTTTATCCGATGTAATACAATCTGCATGAAGATTATCTGCCGTTATCGTTTTGGATGCTATCTGCATTGCAGTTATGGTTCCTGCGGCTATTTGTCCAGCTGTAATAGCATTAGCTGCTATTTTATTGGCTGTAACGGCATTTGCTGCTATCTTGTCGGCTGTAATTGCTCCTGCTGCAATCTTTCCGGCTGTAATGGCACTGGCTGCTATTTTTTCTGCAGTGATTGCACTGGCTGCAATAGCACTGGCACCATATTCTGTAGCCATCCACTTGGATCCATTCCAGTAATACATCCGATATCCATCATCTGTGTCAAACCAGTTATCATTGACCTTATAGGTTCCACCTGTAGGCTGAGAAGTCTGATAATAAGCTGTATTTTTCCCATTTGCAATAGAGACTGCATTATCCGCTTTTGTACCTGCAGAAGCTGCTGCAAAGCTTGCACTATCTGCTGTGCTCTGTGCTGTATCTGCCTTTTTTGAAGCAGCTGTTGCTGTGGTACTTGCACTGACAGCTGTCTTTTTTGCCGCTGTAGCATTTGTATTGGCAATCCCCGCATCAGCAAGAGCTTTGTTTACGCCGCTGTCGGTGCTTGTGATCCATGATGTCATGTCACTACCAAGCTTGCTCATATCCACCGCGCCACTTGCTATCTGCTGACCGTTGATCGTACCTACCGTCAGGTTGGCACAATTAAGGTTGGTTACCTCGATCTTAGACGCATCAATAGTACCTGCAGACAGCTTATTTGCTGTAAGGCTCACGATCTTTGCATCTGTTATGGATCCATCTGCAATCTGTGCGGTCTCAATGGCTCCGGTAGCGATCATTGCCGTCTTGATGCTACCTGCTTCTATATTAGTGAGCTGCAGGTTGGCATAGTGCGCATCGAGGTATGATACTGTAATCTTTTCTGCATCCAGCTTATCAATCTTTGCTTCCTGCGCGGTCAGCTTGGTTACAAAGGCTTCATTGATCAGTACCAGATCCGCATAATATCTTTCCATTGCTTTGGTGAGTGGTCCCGAAGTATCTTTCGTAGATTCACTTGCAGATGAGCCGACGCTGACAATCTCAGTCTTGATACCGCCATCATAATCATGCGACATTTGCATGATCGGGCATTTGTATGTCCGGCCGGAATCAACCACCTTTACGATATCTGCCAGTTCCGGGAGCACATCCCCCGAAAAACTGACAGTCATAGGACGATAAACCAGCCCGCCGATCTTGGCATATATGCTGTCAAGCAATGCCTGTGTCATAAATGGATTGTTGATGCTGATACCCGTCGAGCCGGTACCGGATGTGTATGTCACATCTTCGCTGCCGCTGTCCGTCTGCGTCGTGACGGTACACTTGATCATGTTCAATGTATAATCATCGGTCATTCCATAGGTAATACCGCCCATATAAATATGCGCCGGCGAATAATCACACTGCGTATACCACCGAAATTCCAGATTACCCTCATCGTTTATGATTGCATTCGCGCCATGCAGTGCCGCGATATAGCCGATCACTTCCCGGTATGTATAACCAGGCAGCATTGTGATCGTGATATCTTCCAAAGCAGATACAAACGGAACGCCGGTCAGACGCGCGATCTCTACCATATACTCGCTGGTCTTATGTGTGCCGGTAAGGGCTGTGGAATAGAGCATATTGAATTTATACATCATCCGGTCATATCCCTTGTACCGATACTGCCCGTCATTGATCTCCGGCCGTTCAAAGGTAAATAAACCCAGCTTTTTATATTCAATGGAAGAACCTACCATAATGCCCAGATTGATGGCATATTCTTTGGCAGGATCCAGCTCAGAAGTCAACACAATATCTACAGTCTGTGCACAGGTCGATCCAATGACCGGACTGGATGTATCAGCATTGATCTGTCCGCTGTACTTGATAGAGATAATACCCTCTGTAATATCTCCTACCTTTGCATGGTAAAATGCATGACCGCTATTCGATTTTGCCCGAAATGCTGTAGTTGCCTGTTTCATGTTTTATCCCTCAATCATAAATTCAAGTGCTGTCAGTTCCTCTAATGATAACGCATCACATTGCATCAGATCATCTTCTGTGATCGTATGCAGCTTGATCTCATTCTCGATTGACAACAGCTCATTGATCTCTTTTATCTCTTCCTGTGTCAGATCTGCCGCCTGCTTATCTTTCATAATCTCTGATCGCTTCTCGTCATATGCTGCATATACCTCTTCCATTGCCTTGCGGTTCTTGATCAGTGCATAGCCTACCTTTACAGGCAGCTTCACACCGTCCTGCTGCATCTTGTTGATCAGATTTAGTCTCGCAATAACTTCTGCATTTTTCATGTTATCTCTTCTCCTTTACTTACTGTTGAATCGTTGAAACGCTGACACTATCATAGGTCTGCTGTTTCTTATTTACGTCATAGTTCCTGATGCTATAGGTCGGATCACCGAAATAGGCTTCTATGGTTTTATCTTTCCCATTTACATCCACATAAGAGACCGTTGTAAATGGGGTTGATGCATCACTTACCACCGAATCAATCAAACCGGCTTCCGCCTGTGTCAGATCTTCCCACTGGATCTCCAGCTTTGTCTTGATCGCTTTGATCGTTCCGGTCATATCCCCGTTTGTATCTCTTCCAGTGTTACCTGACCATATTTTATTTTTGGATAACTTGACACCGTTCTCAACTGGATTTGGCATCTGCTTTCCGTTAAACTTCAAATTGTAATAATGTGCCGTGTATACCTCCTATATCCTGATCGGTATCTGCCCGGTTGTGTCAATCATTTCGTTGATCCGGTCAATCACAATCTGTGTGGTCTGCTTACCATCCATAATAAGCCGCAGGGCAAGGTTGATAGCCTGCTGATTCCCGCCGGATCCAAGAGCAGCAACCACTGCACGGTATACACCTTCAGATACAGATGCCACAATCTGATCATTATTAACGACTGCTGTCCTGCTGCCGATCCGTCCGACAAGTTCGGGGCCTGCTTCTCTTGCCATAAACATTTCAGCCGATTTCGGAAGACCGCCGGTTGCATAGCGGGTAACTGGAAGCCAGCGATTATTACTAAATACGCCACCACTGGCAGCCATTTTATAATTAGTCCATTGCCCTTTTTTATTTCGATACTGCCACCATTTACCATGTAAATATATTGAAACAGTTCTTGGATTTCCATCTTCAATGATTCTTACCTGCTTCCCAGCAGCAGTTTCAGAATTATTTGGTGTAATAGCTTGGTTGGTAGTGCCATCTGTATTTGTTGTGGTAACTGATACCTGTATTCCCTGCAAACCGTTCTGTATCTTTTGTCTCATGGTTTTGATCGAATTAGGATCAGCACCAATCTTACTTTTTACAGTACCGATTTTTCTAATAATTTTACTGTTAATACTCTTTTTGTTACCTTTCCAGTAATTTTTCTCGTTATTTAGTATGCCCCCAATTTTTGAGCCCACGGTACCAATTTTATTTACTACGTTATTCTTTAAAGTCCCCCAGTCAAATCCATTATCTACAGCACCGGCAACAGCGGCTTTTGCGCCTTTCAGTTTTTCAACAGCCGTTGCTTTCCAAGAGTTTACCTTATCTGCTGCTGTATCGAATTTCGCACCAACATCGGCTTTAATTTCTCCAAAATTTGATTTTGCTGTATTCCATTTTGATATAAATGATTCTTTTGTTTCATCTATACTGAGTTTTACACCATTTACAAAATCACCAACAGATGATTTGATATCTCCCCACCATAATTTCAGTGCCGACTTGGCTTCTTCTTTGTCAAAGTTCTTACCAATATAATCTGACCACTTAATATCCGTAGGTGCATCTAAGAATGTTTCCGAAATCCATTTACCGACTTCCCATCCCCCAATAGCTGCTGAAACACACAAACCTAATGGTCCTGCAATCTTAGCAGCTACCGGTGCAAATTTTCCTGCTGCACTTGCAGCAGTTCCTACTGCACTACTGATGCTATTTGTAATAGTAGTTCCCACGCCTGCAAGGGCATCTGTTGTGAATCCACTTCCTAAAGCAGATATAACTTTACCAGCTGCAGCAGTAAACAGCTTTGCCACCGCCTGCTTTGCAATGGCAGCTCCAATCAGAGTTGCCACTATCGCTCCGATTGCCTTCATATTATCACTGTCTTCTGTGATTCCCTTAAAAACACCTTTCAGAGTATCCAGCACCGCTTTGGCAACTTTGCTCCAATCTACTGTTTTCAAAAATGTTGCAATGCTTCCCGCCAGATTTCCGATAGCTGTACCAATCGTATCCCCAAGAGCTTCAAAATCTGTCGTTTTCAGGGCATTATTTATCGCCGTAGCAATACCTGCTGCCATAGCCTTAACATCTACCGTTTTAATGAAGCTATGGGCTGTCGCAATGATCGTAGACAAGCTGTTACCTATTGTGCTTCCTACAGCATCCCATGAGGTCGTAGACACGGCTGTATTGATTGTATTTGCAATTCCTACACCCCATGCTTTCGCACCAAACAGAGCCGTACCCCAGTCTATCTTTGTGATCGCTCCATTGATTAGATCACCGACCGATGCACCCAGATTTGAGAAATCAAAGTGTGTAGCAAAATTCGTTGATGTACCGAAAAATGCATTGATACCGTCACATATCGTACCGCCAAGCCCAGCCCATGAGGTCGTAGCGATCGCTGAATTTAAAGTGCCGGCAATAAATGTACCAACCTGTGCCCAGTTTACGGTCTTAAGAAACGTATCAAGCCCCAGCACACCTGTATTGATGGCTTCTCCGATTGTTTTACCGATAGATGTATCCAGCCCGGATACAGACAATGCACCATTGATAAATGTAGCAATACAGGCTGCTATCTTTACGGCCGTCTGCTGTACCTGGTCCCATTTGATAGAATCAAGCCCATCCTTGATCTTGCCACCTACAATTTCGCCCAGCTCCGTAAAATCGCTGTCCCGCCATGCCTGCTTGAGCATTTCGACCATCTTGGAGACATCTGCCGTATCAGCCACATCTGTTGTGATGCCACCACCACTGCCGGAAGATGCGCTGTCCGAATTATCAGATTGCTTATTGATCTCATCGAAGCTATACAGCTCTTTGTTTGCCTTTTTCGTGGCATCTGCAAGCTTATTTGTCGCATCTGCCTGATCTTTGATCGCCCCGGCAGAGGTTTTTACATTGTGACCGAGCAGGGTATTGAAAAAGGTAGCCAGATACCCGGTCACTTTCACAAGCACGCTTCTGTGTGATATAAAATGCATGAACGGTTTCTTTTTGCTCCCGGCATTAGTGTCGGGAGCAAGGTGTTACAACCCTTCTTAGTTTCCAAACAATGCCGACTGTGCATCCATTGGTGCAGCTTCTGACTGTGTTGGTGCATGTGTTCCCGGTTCCGGCTGTGCAGGCTCCTGTAATGGCTGTTCCATGTCAATGATGGAATCATCATTTTCAACATAGTCTTTGCTGCCATCCTCATTGATCACTGCCATATCTGCATCCATTGCTGTGATAAGTTCGGTTGAAAGGATTCCCCATTTTGACAGCAAATGCTTGATCAGTGTTTTTTCTGCCATACCTGCAAAATTTGAATACCAATATGATGAATATTTCCATAATTCAGACTGTGGGATCTTCCCTTCCTGAAGTTTTCTGTATGCATCTAAACTGAACGCCTGTGAATACTGATCTGCATGTTTTTCCATCTTGGCTTTTGTCCAGTACACCGTTTTTCTGAAACCATTCAGAAGTTCAAAGTATGCCATGTAACCAATGACAGGAAGTGCTTCACGTTCATCATCATCTTCAATGAATTCAAACACCTGCTTTCCAGTGTATTTATCTCTGCCCTTATACTCGCCTTCATGGATTTCAAGGAAATCAATGTCTTTGTATTGCCCTGTACGCATTGCCAACTGCTTAAAACCATTCGCACCAAGCTGAAACTGTGCTTCTTTCACACCCTTCTTCCTGTTGTTGAATGGAATAATCCAAAACTGTCCAAGAGAAGGTGAATTTGAAAGATTAAGTGATTCACCAAGCAGTGCTGCCGATAAAATTGAAGGATTTGTGCATTCCTGCAATGCAGGTGTTGCCTGAACCGCTGAAACTATTGAAGTAATAAAGGCTGTTCCCCTCTTACTTCCTACAATCGAATTGATCTGCTGCTTGACTGCATCCTGATTCAGATATGCTGTCATTCCCAACCTTCTTTGCTGTGTTGCTTTTTGTAAACTGTTCTGTACTGCCATTTTTATAATTCTCCCTTCAATCTTTTAAGTATTTCCTTCTGAATCTCATTATCCGATTTCAGTCCAAATTCAACTGAATGCATAATCATTTCATGTGCTGCTTCTTCACATAAATTTTCAGAAATTATTTTATTGATTTCTCTGATAAGCATAGTCAAATCTGCGCATATCGTTGGAATATTACCTCTAATTTTCATAACTCCATTATTAAAACTAAGCATATTGTTCACCCATCCCTTTCCTAAATAGCCTTATATTCGATACCGTGCGTGCTGAAGAAGTTCTTCAGTTCCATTGCTTCGCCTACAGTCAGATTTGCAGCAAATCTGATCCACTGTCTTACAGGCTGTGCAGGTGTTTCTTCTGTTGCTGCCACTTCTTCAACAGGTGGATTGATGTTTCTTGCAAATTCTGCTTCAGAATCCTTTCTTGCTTCTTCCTCTGCCTTCAACAACCGTGCCTGCTCCGCTTCTCTTTCAGCCTTCAGTCTTTCCGCTTCTGCCTTCTGCTTCTGAATCTGCGCCATTCTCTGACCTTCTGCCAGTGCCTTATTCAGATCAAATGTACGGATGTATTCCTGCTGTGCTTCAAATCCGAATTCCGGCAGTGCTGCAAGAGTTTCCATATCCCGGTTGAATCGTTTGATATCATCAAGCATTTTCTGCTTCACATGATTCATCCCGTAGGACACGTTCAACATCCGATCTTCAAAAACTCTTTCCAGTGTCAAACCTTCCGATACATCCATTTCAGCCCATAATGCCTTGATCTGCTCCATCTTGTCCTGCTTCTGCTTGTCCTCATATTCCTTGACCTGCTTATCAATCAGGGCAACAGGCTTATCAATAATGCTGATGATTTCATTCACCTGCGCTTTGAATGAATTGAAAGGCACCATGTATTCCTTTTCCAGTCTGATCCTTTCATCATTCAGGGCTTTTTTCAGTTTATTAAGCTGCGCCTTGTCTGCTTTGGCTTCTTTGATCTGATCATCCGTATAGACCAAGGTTTCATACATGCTGACCTTTTCTGTCAGTTCCTGCTTCAACTCATCAAAATTGAAGCTGATTTTCTCGGGTAACTGGTAATCATTCATTTTTAATTCCATATGTCTTATCCTCTTTTCCTTAATTTTTAAATATCCGGGAGCATAAGTGCCGGTCTTTTCCGTTCCTGCACCTGCTTCCAAAACTTTCTTTCAGAAGATTCCAAAAAATCAATATCCTCCTGCACTTCTGACCTCTCAATTTTGTAATGCCTTGTCTGTATGTAAACGCCCCCATCTTCATTAAGTTCATATTTCAGTTGCGCTTTTAAAACAGCAAAATCAAATTCCGTTACCATCAGATAATGCAGCACCTGAATATAGTAGTTGTCAGGGATTCTGTGGTTCCATTTTTCCTTTTGCATGGATTGCAGGATGTTTGTAGTCTTGATTTCAAGAATTCCTTTCCTACCATCCTGATCAGTCAGCCATCCATCCAAAGATGCATGCGCGAATGGAAAACGATCATTCAGAAACATGTTGTTTTCCACATACTCAACCTGATATTCCGGAAAATCTAACCGGAACAGTCCACGCAAATGCATTTCAGCCTGTGTGCCATATTTCACATAGGGCTTGTCAGAAATATCTTCAGGAATCATCTGCCCGGTCTTGATTTGCCACAATTCAATGTTTGTCCGATATGGATTCATACCGAGAATTGCAGATGCATCTGATCCACCGATCCTATCCCGGTGCTTCAACCATTCTTCTCTGCTGCCAAGCTGTATCATCTCAACAGACATTGACTATCATTTACCTCCTTAAATTCCATCTGCCCCCACGGGTCCATCCGAAGGGCTTTGCGTATTTGTTCGTCTCTCTGCTGCTTCTGATCCTGGCAATCACATTTCTCTCCCGGATCCAGTGCAGCTCCACAATAGTTACAAGTTCTAAAAAACATTGGCTTTTTCCTCATAGCATGCTATAATGCATACAAAGATTTTTTCTTGTGTGGGCGATCTTGGCGGCTTCCTTGATCGTCCATTTTTCATTTGCAATCCATTTCGTATATCCAGCACGAAATACCAAAGATCACAGCAGCAATGATTGCTACGATCACCGGGACTTCAGATTGCTCGTCCAGTGCTCCGGCTATGGTAAGGTAGGATGCAATGATAACCACCATTTCCACAGCATTTCGTACCTTCTTAAAGATCAGCTTCTTTCTTCTCATGCCGTTATACCCAGGAACATATTCAGCTTGTCCCGAAAAACATAATAGGTATAATTCTGCTGTCCGGCTCCCGGCTTTACCACAGCACCCAGATCCCAGTTACCTGCTTTCATCTGCCGTCTTAAAAATTCCGCTGCACAGCCAATCTCTGCTGCTGCATCTTCCACAGACACTCTCTTTTTTTCCGCCATACATTCTCTCCTTTCTCTCCATGCCCTCCACGCGATGCACAGCCGGGGGACAGCCGTGCATCTTAAGATGTTGTGAAGGGGAATCGGCGGTGCGTATGCACCGCGTGCAAGGCATGGAACATATTATTCTGTTGTGCTATAATTAATTTACAAGATGTCAAATACATCTGAGTACCATGAAAGGGGGACTGCTATGAACAGACATCCTGTATCATCTAGCAGAATTGCTAATGTAGGATGGGAGAATGATATTATGGAAGTGCAATTCCATAACGGAGCAATCTACCAGTATTACAATGTTTCACAGGCTGAATACACTGCTTTTCTAAATTCTCCATCTTTAGGTTCTGCTTTATCACGACTTGATAAGATTCATCGTTATAGTCGTGTGTTGTAATGTATTGGGCGGTTGATTTTCATGAATCAGCCGTCTTTTGAATTGGAATCCTTGCTGCTATCTCTGTTACCTCAATTCCTTCATCAGAAATCTTTACGAATGTATACGGATTTCCATTTTCTCTGAGCCAGTTCACTATTGGATTACACAGATCTTCCAATTCCGACAATGGTAACAATTCTCTTGCCATCCTGCTTCCTCACTTCCTTTCTTTTGGATACTTGTTTTTATGTACTCTTTTGGGCTTATAGGTTCTCAAATGCTTTCTCTTACTTTTGGTCTTTCCAGTGAAATGCGAGAAATTTGGAGCAATTCTATGACCCATCCTTTTTCACTCCTTCCGGCATCATCTCAGATATAAGCGATATACTGCAAAAACTGTAAATGCCACACAAATTACTATTACATAGATTGCGTAGCCAACAAGAATATCCGGCTTTATCTTATTCATAATGAATATGCATATCAGAGATACAATCCATACAATGGCTATCATCATGTTTTTCATCTCCCTTCCGTTTGGTTTAAAATCTTGAATTTTTAAACAAAACATGTTAATATTTTCATACCCAAATTGGGCAAGAGAGGTGGAATCTTTATGATTAAAAAACTGATCCTGCCCCGTTCCTTAAACTGAAGGTCGCAATAAATGTAGCAATCAGTATGACTGCATAAAAAGGAGTATGAAATACGAGCTGTAAATCTTAAACAGCTTAAGAGTTTGCAGGTTTCTTAAATCTGTGCACTGTAGCCATTCCGGATACTCCTTCTTTTCCGCTAACTAATGGGCATTCAAAAAATCGCTGAACCAAAACTGCGTAAGTAGCGGAGCCTTTCAAGAAACATGTGGCTATGTCTCATGTGGCGCAAGCCTGCAAAAAGCTTTTGGTTAAAAAATTGGACTGAAGACTGGTAGAGACATAGCCTCTATCAGTTTTTTGTTTTCAACAGTTAATCTTCAACAGGTACACACACAACCTTGCAATTCTTTTCCTCAATAACATCCTTATCTGTAATGCTTACAAGTAAATTGTCATCTTCATCCGTAATAAGAATTTCTGAATACTCTTTTCCACCAATCTTCAATTTATTCATCTCCCTTCCTGTACAGTTCGTTCACGGATACTACCAGTGCATAAGTAGTTGATTTTTATTCAACCTTTGCTGCAAAAAAAATAGCATCCCTTTTCTTGTTTGGTAAATGAAGAATATTTTGCATAAGTGCTATTTCAGAAGCCTTGAATTCTGTTTCATTATTCATCTTCTTATATAAGCCCTCTCTGGTAATACCAAGCTTACGCGCTATAGCGGTAATCGTGATACCAGATTCTGATATTACTTCATTTAATAATGCACTATTTGTCAATATTTATCCTCCTTTCACGAGTTGATTTTTGTTCAACCTTGTAATTATAATACCGCTTAGTTGAATACTTGTCAACTATTTTTAATGAAAATGTTGAATTTAGTTCTTGCATGTGGTACGATGCTTTAAAAGAGAGGTCAATGCATATGACAACACAAGAAATAATGGGACATCAAATTAAAATGCTCCGCATAAAAAAGGGCTACTCGCAAACCAAACTTGCAGAAATGGTTGGATATAAAGACAAAACTGCCATTGCTAAAATTGAAGCAGGAAAAGTTGATCTGCCACAGAGTAAAATTATTGCATTTGCAAAAGCTCTTAATACAGACACTTCCTATTTATTTGACAACACTTCTGACAGCATAAGTGATAATGATGATAACACTTTTTACTTATATAAGTTTGATGAATTGTTACCAGACTATGTTAAAGAAATAGGAGAATTTCTGTGCCATAATCCTAATCACAAAAGATTGATTGATGCATCTATGCGTATAGAACCAGCGGATGTAGATCTTGCAAAAGCAATGCTTGATAAAATTAGTGGTTATTCATCAGAAGCATCACTTAATGCAGCTCATGAAATAAAAGGAGCTTCTCCAGAGGATCAGAAACATGATAATGACATTATGGATAGCGAAGACTTCTAGTCCTCTTTATAGGATATTATTTTAGTACAATTACGATGAGGTGATCTTATTGACTACATATACAGATTTACTTATGGAAGCTGATAACAGCCGCCTAATCACAAAAGAGAAACCGCTTCGTGCAAATTATGGACGAATCAAAGGAAACAGAATAGCTATCAAAAAAGACATGATTGAAACTGAAAAGAAATGTGTACTTGCCGAGGAAATAGGTCACTACCATACTACTGTTGGCGATATTCTCAATCAGAATTATACAGAGAATCGAAAACAGGAACGGCGTGCACGGATCTGGGCATATAACAGGCTGATCGCATTATCTGATCTGGTAAAAGCATACCAGAATGGATGTCAGAGCCAATTTGAGATTGCAGAATACTTAGAAGTCACAGAGGAATTCCTGATAGACTGCATCTCCTACTTCCATGAAAAATATGGAGCATATGTCCAACATCAAAACTACTTGATATATTTTGAGCCGCTTGGCGTGCTTGAATTATATAAATAATCTAAAGGGGGATTTTACATGAAAAATCTAAGAAAAATACTACTCACGACTTTTCTATCACTGACGATACTTTTTGCATTCTCATTATCAAATGCTTATAGCACTACAGTTAATGCTGCTACAGTTAAGATGAATGTAAAAAATCAGACTCTGATCAAGGGACAAACATATAAGTTACGTTTAAAAGGATCCACTGGAAAGGTAAAATGGAAATCCTCTAACAAGTCTATTGTATCTGTAAATAAAAGTGGAAAAATCACAGCAAAAAAGAGAGGATCAGCTATAATTACAGCTACAAATAAAGGCAAAACCTATAAATGTAAAATAAAGGTCGAAACTCCACGTATTAGTGAAAAAAACATATATATTGAAATTGGCGAATCCGACTATGTATATATGTGCGGAACAACTCTCCCGGTAAAATGGAAAAGCTCTAATACAAAAATAGCCACCGTGGATTCTGACGGATATATTACAGCAATTTCTAAAGGTACAACTACCTTAACCGCAAAGGTTAATAAAAAGAAATATAGTTGCCAAATCACTGTATACGACAAATTCATACAAGATAGTGCTCTTAAAAAAATATCTCATACAGATATTGAAACACAGAGCTGGATAATAACAGATTTCAAAAATGATTATGATCAGAAAATAATATTATCTGGCAAGATCATATATTACTTAAATTCTGGTGAAATAGTTGATTATGAAAATATAGATTCAATGTTTATAGAACCAAATGCCGCGAAAAAATATGCTTTTTATAAACCATACGATTTAAACGCCGGTGACTATATTCACTATGACTACTATAAGTTCATATTAGATATTGCATCTGGAAACAATTACGTGAATGTATCTGATTATCTGAAAATAAAATCCAATAGATCTGGAACGCAAAATGTCATTGTATCTATTTCAAATACCTATTCTGATACCGTGGAAGATTTAAAAATATTATGCATTTTTTATCTGAACGGTAAAATCGTTGATGTGGATGAGGCTGATGCAGACTGGATTAACAGCGGAAGTACCGATCTTGTAACATGTGAAGCAAATGGAAATATTATGTTCGATTCATATGAAATATATTTAATAAATGACTGTTGCGAAATTTACTAACTACATGGGGGAATGTGTATGAAAAATTTAATCAAAAGAGTCACCGTTTTAGCATTATGCTTCACGCTCATTACGAGCTGCGTTGTAGAAGCTACACCGCAGGATCTACAGAATATGTCCGGTAGAGATATTACTGCTGCTTTTAAAGCACAGAAGTTGAAAGTGAAAAAAGCTAAGTACAGTAAAAATCTTACTAGTACTAAAGACAGTTTTTTCAACTCCGAGATAAAAGAATGCATAGAATTTAGGACAAGTAATTCCACCAAAAACAATGTCACGCTTCTAATCTATGAAGATTCAAACGAATCAATAAATGAATTTGCATCAATGATGGGATATTGTTGGAAGTATGGCTCAAAATACGAATACTATAGATGTGGTAATGTAATTATTGAAATGAGCAGGAAGATAAATCGGAAAACCAGAACCAAATATAAAAAAGCATTAAAGAGCATCTACAACCGCCCTGCGGAGGTTGCAGATCAGAAATAATAAAGCAAATGCCCCAGTGCTACCAACACTGGGGCATGATGTGAAATTTGCAATACCGCCGGAAATTCATCAAGAAAGGAGATGATAGCACTAATCACAAATTTACTAAAGAAGATATACTCTTCATTTGCACTATCGCAGAATTGATCTGCAATATCTTATCATTATTCAAATAATGATACATAACTGATACTGATAATTATAGCACAATCCGGCGGTATTGCAAAGTTCATATAATCTACACAAGTAGAAATTCTTTTAGGTTACTTAACAAAACCGCCCTGGTATTGGAAGTACCAAGGCGGCAAGCTCCTGTATGATACAGGTGCCCTACACAAGCACATTGTATCATCCGGAGCGCATTATTTCAAGTGATGCGCTATTTTTGCGCCCATTTTTAGGAAGGTGATACTATGAGAAAGAGAAAAAAGAGAATGAAGCTGCCGAACGGCTTCGGATCGATCAAGTATCTTGGCAATGGTCGCCGGAAACCATATGCTGCCTATCCCCCGGTCAGGGACTGGACTGCGAAAGGTCCTGTCAGTCCCCCCGCTCTCTCCTATTGTGAAACATGGGAAGATGCCTATGCGATACTGACTACATATAATCTGGAGCAGGCAGGCAAGATCAGGGTATCCAACAATTTGTTTATTGATCGTACTCCAACCTTCCGGGAAGTTTATGATCGGTTCTATGATGAAAAGTACAATCATAGCGAAAAGAAGCTATCCAAGCAGTCACAGAACAGCACAAGAGCCGCATTCAAGAACTGCAGTGTATTACATGACAGACATTTCGGAGAACTGCGATATGAAGATCTCCAAAGCGTAGTAAATAAATGTACTCTGAAACATTCTTCTATTGAGCTTATAATCAGTCTGCTAAAGCAAATGTACAAATATGCCCTGAAATATGAGATTGTAGAAAAAGACTATTCCCAGTTCTTATATATGCCCAAAGAGGAAGATGATGAACCCGGTGTTCCATTTTCAGATGATGAACTGAAAATCCTATGGACACATAGCACGGATCCTGTCATTCAGATGATCCTGATCATGTGCTATTCCGGTTTCAGAATCGCAGCCTACACAAATATAGAAGTAAATCTGACTGACAGATATTTTAAAGGCGGTGTAAAGACAAAAGCCGGCAAGAACCGAATTGTTCCAATCCATTCTGCCATATATGATTTTGTTACAAACAGAGCAGATAAAAATATGCTACACTGCACTGCAGCTTTATTCCGGAATAAAATGTCTGCAGCTCTGGATCAGCTTGGCATAGAACGACATACACCTCATGACTGCAGGCATACCTTTTCTATGTTGTGTGAACGATATAGTGTGAATGAGAATGACAGAAAAAGAATGCTGGGACACTCTTTCGGAACCGATATTACAAATGCCAAATACGGACACAGAACACTGGAAGAATTAAGAAATGAAATTGAAAAGATACGGATCCCGCAATCATAA